TACCTAATGACTTAAAGAATTCTTCATAATCACGGTTATTTAAGTCCCTTTTACCTAATTTTTTAAAAAAATCTTTATAAACTTTTTCTCTATCTCGTGTTCTTTTCGCTCTAGCTTTTGCGTTAATAGCTTCTTTTTTAGCTTTCTCTTTTTCCTCGCTAGCGAGCTCAAGGTCGTTCTTTTCTTTTTCTTTTCTTTTAGATTGTCGTTCAACACTTCTACTCCTTAATGAAATATTAGCCGCTATTAATAACAATACGGCCAATGGGTCGAATACAAATATCAGAGCAATTATGACCCACCTAACTGCTTCATCAAAATGGTCCTTTGCCTCATCACCATATATTAGTTCTGCAATGTACTTGATAGGACCAATCTCCGCCTCTATCTTCTGCACTTCTAATTGTAAAACACCTTTCTTTTCAGAAAGTTCGGCCATCTTATCACTTGCATTATTAATTGCAAGTTGTAATGCATCTCTTTCGGGTTTTTGTTTCTCTCTTTCTTTTAAACCTCTTGTGACATATTCCATGTCAACATATTTTTCTAGTGCTGTATCTAAAAGAGTTAAAGTCTTTTGTGACCTGTATATAATTAAATTTTGTTGTTTTATTTGGTCATCTAAAAGTTCTATCTTAATTGTGTTACTAGAATTAGGTTGTACTTGGTCTAGGTGTGCCTTTGATAAGAAACCAAAGATACCCATAGATGTGATAAAGATTAAAACTATAACTGCGAATGTGAGATATGTTTTTAAACTTTTAGGTACAAGTTCGTTTCGCCAATTATTATATAACCAACTGGCGGCAACAAGTTTACCTACTTCTAATGCACTACCCATAGCAATAATAGGCATCGTTGCACCAGCAAATAGTGTTGCAAGACCAATAATACTATATCCAGCCGCAATGGCAGATATAGAAATAGCCGATAGAAATGTTATGAATATTGTTAGCATATTACCTGTATTCTGTTCTAATTTTTTTGATTATCTTTTCTACTTTTACAAAATAGTTTTTGTCTGAGGCATAACTTTCCAATGTATGTAATAGTTTGATTGCATCTGTTTCGCCCTCATCTCTTAACTTCTGATACTTACCAAAAGCTGTACCATTATTTAGTGTATTAATATAATGCATGACACTATCACACTCATGTTCGTACACCTTTACACCCCATTTTCTAGGTTTATTAGATGGTAACATATGTGGTTCTGTAAGATTATAAGTTCTCATACCAAACAAGTTCTTTCCTTCTCTAGCAAATCTACTAGTTCCCCAACCACTCTCTAAGGCAGACTGAGCTAGTAGTAAATCTAAAGGTACTGGAAAAACATCTGTTGTGGTATTGTAAATGTAGTCAACACACTGAGTAACATTAACTAAAAAAGTTTTATTACTTGTATGTTCGAAGTCTGGTTTTTCGTATATAATTTCTGGTGTGCCTGCTTGAACAGCAGTAACACTTTTGTAAAAGTAAACGGTACCAACTACGGCACCGATTACAATTACAGCGGATAAGGTGTTACAGACTACCTTAAAGTCGTGCCATTTACTGACCATTTCCTGACCTAACAACTAGATAATCATAACTCTCTATGATTTGTTCTGGCTTTTCACCGTATTCTGACCAAGTGCCAATCTTTATTGGTTTGTTTCTTTTCTTAAAAAACATAATACGAGGGTCTTGTTGAAGTTTTTGCATCTTCTTAAAGATTTTCTCTGATTGTTTTTCAGTGTAGTTATTTAGAATGTCGGTTTGCCAACTACCTGTGTAGTAGGTCATTTTAGGTTTGCCACTTTCGGCAAATTCTATAATCTTATCAGGAATCCTATTGATAATTTCTTTTAAGTGGTGGTCTAGTTCTTTACATTGTCCCATAATATACTCTCTCTTTTAGTTGTTTATAAATCTGCAATTTTGAATTTACTAATAACATTTTTAGTTGGTATAACTGTTGTGTTACCACCGTCACCAAGTTCGTTATTGTCATCATAATTGTAGTCGCTCATCAAAACATGAACCTTGTTATCATTCTTTACCAACCAACCGGTCGATACACAAATAGCAGGTTTCATTTTCTGAATTTCTTTTAATGATTTCCAGCCAGCATCTGACTGAATATCCTCCCAATACACCAAGTAGAAATCGTATGTAAACGGTATCTCTGGTATATCGTACTTAGTTTTTTTACTTGTAATTTTAGGCATAGTTTATGAACACTCTTTGTCCGCAATCTTCGTATCTTTTAAAAGTAAACATTTGTGTTTTGCATCAAGCTTCAATCTTAAATCAGCCATTGCACCGTCAATGATACTTGGTAAATACTCTTGCATAATAGACACCATTTCTAAAGCATATTTATGACCAATCTTGGCCATTTCACTCTCTAAAAGTGCTTCTTTATCAATCTCACCTGCATTTGTAACAACATGACCTATGACGGCCGTGTTATAATCGTTTGCTTTTGCATCTGAAACATTTGCCCATATAAAAATATTTGCAACTACTAGTGCTATTACTAACTTATTCATAATATATTTGTCCTTTTGTTATCGTTTATATGTATATAATACACTAAAATGACACCTTTGGCAAGCACTTTATTGCTTTTTTTTCAATAAATGTTCTTTATTTGTTCTCTATTTGCATGAAATTCTCGTTCCAATTGAACGCCTCACGCACTAATGCTGAAGTTAAACCTTTATACGACTTATTTAAGGTCTTATTCTTCATACCTAGTAAAAGTTCTGCCTCTTCTTGGTGTAGTCCTTCTAACATCTGTATAAACATTGTTTCTTTCTGCGTCTTTGTAGTAGCTGCGTCTGCACCCTCTACAAAATGCCATAGTCTTTTGGCTTCATTGCGTAAAAGACCGTGTTCTGTACCCTTTGGCGCCTCATTAGCAATGTATGGTGGTGTGCCTGACGGCAATGCCCATTTGACATTAGGGTCAAATGCACCTTTCAATACCATTCTCAATGGTGCGTTGTCGTAATCTCTTAGAACGGCAATCTTTTTTGGTTTATCTTTTGCGTTGTTTACTTTAGTTAGTACCTCTGACATAAGAACAGTTCCCGTTCCTGTCGTACTATTCATAGCCTGCATGGCTTTTTGTGATATAAGATTTGGGTTTTGCGTAACCATAATTTCTCCTTAGTTGTTTTTCATTCAGTAATACTATTTATACGCCATCTTGCGTAGAGAAATTGCGTTTTGCGTACCACTTGTAGAATTCTTTGTCTGTAAAAAGTTCAGCAATATGGTTTGCTGGTACCTGGTCTGTTTTTATACATAGTTCAAGGCTTTCGTACTCGTAAGTATCTACCTTTCTCTTCATTGGTAAGTCTTTGTTTGCTTCTGCCAATGTCTTAACCATCCTGTAATTTAAATCTTGTTGTCTAGTCATAAGACGAAAAAGGCAGGCGCCGAAGCGCCTACCCTCAGTTTCGGTTAAGTTATGCTGAAGCAGCGTAACCTTGTGTACCGAATAAAGCAGTTTGTCCAGCTGCGATTACAGCTTTTGATGGAGTTCCTACTCTGTAAGATACGCCAGCTGATGTTCTATTTTCATAAATCATCATACCTTCGTTTCTTAGTTTGCCAACCATTTGAGCTGGTGACCTTAGGTCAAATTTAGTTCTTAGAGATTTCCAAGTTACTGAATTTCCTTTTGCGAAAAGGTTTCTTACCTTTTCAGTTTTTGTAGCTTTAGCCATGTTTATTTTCTCCTTTGATTTAAACATATTGTTCATAATGTATTGTAGCATAATTGCTCCTTTTCAAGTTTTGCGTTAAGTCGCCACTATTCGACAAGGCAAGCGTACATCTGTAGTTGCTCTGTCTGAATTCTTTAATTATCATTCTCAGGATCCGGTTCAAAGTCTGGTGTAAATGTGACTTCGCCATTTTCTATATCCGTCAAATCTCTAACTTCATCTTTAATGTCATCTGACAATGGTGCCTGTGGTTTTGCACCAGGCAGTACCAAGTCATATCGACATAAAGCACTTCTCTGACCGTTTGGTCCTTTTTTGACTTGTATCATCATATCTGACAAGTCTTGTGCTGGATGATGTTTTTTAAAATCTCTATAAATTAGACCTCGTATCGTATCAATTGCCAATGCAAGGTCTTTGGTAAAATTTACTTCTTTAGTTTTAATACCTGCATTAATAAACTTATCAATCAATGTGTAAGCAATGTCATCTGTGGTTGCCTCAACAAACTCTGTTGTTTGTTTTTCAACCATTCTAGCATGTTGCTCTGGATTGACACTGCCTATTTTACTTTTATTTCTAATCCTATCAGTAGGAAATAAAACAATCTTGTCATCACTCATCTATTTGTTCACCACTAGCAACAAACTCTTCATTGATTTTTTCACCTTTAAAGTTTACTTTACCTTTGTCTGAAAAATACTCAACTAATTGGTTATAACCACCTACTAGTTTATCATCAATCATAATTTGAGGCATGGTTCTTACTTGTTTACCAATCTCTTCAAACATCTCATCTGGTGTATTAAAGTCTTTGCCAAGCATCTTCTCTTCATATGCATGGCCAAGGTTGTTAAGTAAAGACTTTGCCTTTGTACAAAATGTACAATTAGGTTTACTGTATATTACTATCGCCATTTGTTTTCTCTTTTGTTAAGTTGTTAAATGCATCTGAAGCTTTTGCTTTCAAGTTGTATGCATCGGTAGCCATTTCAATATTATAGTTGTACATTTTATTGTACTCACCTAATGGCAACCTTAAACCAATCCATGCTCTGTAATAACCTTTTTTAGTTAAGGTCACATCTTGAGCAAAGATTTCATAACCTCTCACTGGTGTATCTTTGATAGAGTTAACTAAAACACTCTCTACCTCAGAAACAATTGTCTTAGTTTCTGTTTTACCAAGTTCTGTTATGAATTGTTTACTTTCTTTGTTCATCTTACCCATAATGATATCGGCCATTTCTGCTTTTGCCAACATCTTTGCTTTCTCTATAGCAAGATTTAAGTCTGGCGATACACTTGTTGCAACACCATAGATACACTGCCTGTTCTTATCTTTGTCTTTGACTTGACCTATAAGGTTCGTATCTAAGTTACAAGCTTCTGTTTCATTGATATTACTCATGTACCATTTTGGCACTGTATCAACCACATCTGATTTCTCATTCTTAATTTGATAAGTTGTAGAAGAACAAGCACTCATAAGCGCCAATGTACTAACTAGTCCTATCATTTTCAATTTATTCATTATTATTTTACCTTCTCTTTCATATTATAGAGTAATTCTTGTAGATTGTCAAGCGTGGTTTGAAGATAATTTATAAAATCTTCTCCAGACATGCTAGAATTTTGATATACAAAGATTACTAGAGCGATAATTATGATGTTTTTAAACATTACTTTCTCTCCCATTCACCGTCCTTGTTCATACATACTTTTCCGAACGACTTAAAAGCATGGCCAGACCTTGAATAAGACCTGCAATATTCTGGCGTATTGACATCTCTGTAGTAAAACTCGGCAAACATCTCCCAATAACCTGGACTGTCGAATTTGTTTCTACCGTCAGCACACTCCAAAATTTCTTCTTTAATAATTGTATCATTAATTTCTTTAATAATAATTTTAACATAACAATATTGTCCGTCAACCATCTCTGGATTTATTGACTTTATTTTACTATGATACACCTTTTCGCCTGAAATGGCAAGCGTGGAATACATCATAGAACAAAATAAGAACATTAATAACTTCTTCATCTCGGTAACTCCATCCATCGGCCATCTGGTAACATACATGCTGTACCAAAAACAACCTCTCTTTTTAGACCTCCGACACCAACCAAGGGCCATCTTTGTTTAAT